CAGAAGGATCGGCAACGATATCAGCAGCAGTTGCTAACATGAAATCTTCACCGACAACTTTATGACCTTCATTAGTCATTTTAAGTGAACCAACACCACGAGAAGAAACGCCAAGGCAAACACCTTCTTTAATTAAAGACTGTGCAATTTTGCCCATTGGTGTTTCAAGCAGTTTTGCCTTACCAATGAAATTGTTCCCATCTTTATAAAGTTCACAAATCTTGTGAGAAACTCTATCAAGATTTACGGTAGGTCCATCAGGATGACCAAGTTCTCCAAGAGCACGTCCTTTTTGGACAAAACTCTCATTGTAACGATTTACCTCTCTTTCCATAATAGAAAGAGGATACATTCTTCCGTTACGATTGATTTGTTCTGCCTGTAAGAAGATACCCTTGATATAGCACTGCTTAGCAGCACCTTTACCTTCGGTGATAAATTCTACCTTTTGAATTTCTTCTGTGATTAATTTCATTTGTTTATCCAGTGAATCCTACTTTTGTTCCCAGGACTGTGCCGCCGACTGCGAAAACACAATATGAAGGTTGTTTCTCCAAGTACTCAACTGAGTTGCCGGGCATGGTAAATGATCCAATTCCAGTTCCTCCCTGTGTTTCAACAACTGATATCACAGCAGCAGATGTATTATTATTTACAAGGCGAACAACCGTTGCTTGGGTGAAACTGGTAGCAGTACCAGTGGTGCTTGGAACTGCAATTTCATCTGCTAAGAGTAATGTTCTGGCCATTATTCTTCCTCTTGTGTTTCTTGGTCATTTTCACCATCAAACAAATCAGCAGCCACAATTGGTCTAATTAACTCAATTTTTTCGGCAGATTTTGCATATAACATAGATTTAATAGCATCTGAAACTTCAGATGGTGATGCATTTGTAGCAATCAAATCGACAACATTATCCATAAAAACTTAAAGTATTATATTTTATATTTATATCTCTGCCTTTTTAGTGTCTTTTTGCATTTGAGCATCGGCAGCCGCTGCTTGTGCATCCATATCTGGTTCTACTGGAACTTCACCCATACCCATAGCATCTGGTGGTGCCTCTTCTCCACCTTCTGGTGGTAAAGGTTCTTGAGTTATTGGATCAATTCCTGATGGATCTGGAATAATACCTTTTTCGATCTCATCATCAATTTGTGCATCAATTTCGATAATTTCAGAATCAGTTTGTCTAAGAACTTTCTTTCTCACATACTCAGTTGAGTAATATTTACCAATATAAGGTTCAATCGTAGCAAGGTTTCCAAGTCTACTTTGTAAAAGCTCTGCTTCTTTAAGTTCAGCAAACTGATTATCATACAGGAAGTCATATTGAATATGATCAGCCATAACTTCCCAGTCTTCTGGGGTAACGATATTCTTCAGAATTAGTTGAGTTCTCAGCATGTCGTTAAACATCTGTGAGAATCTCTTTCTCAGGCGACCAACAAACTTAGCAAACTTAAGTTCGTCTCTCAGAATCTCAGAAGAGCGACCGAGATTGAAACCACCATCAGCAGCAATTCTTGACTCGGGAACACCAAGTGCTCTGTAGAGTTTCTTTTGGAAATACTCAATATCGGCAAGTTCTCCTAAGTTTTGTCCGCCAGGAAGTGTAGTGATTTCTGTACCTCTACCACCTTCTCTTCTTGGAAGCCAAAAATCTTCCATCATGGACATAAACTTACGGTCATCACGAACTTCGCCAGTAGTTGCATCATATGCAAGTTTGTTTCTATAGCGAGACATGACCTCTTTGAGATATTGCTCTGCCTTGACTTTGGGAAGATTACCAACATCAATATAGAAAATTCTACGCTCTGGTGCTCGTGATAATCTGTAGATAACAAGAGAATCCTCAATCATTCTCAATTGATTGAGGGCTTTAATTGCTTTGTGTAGATATGAAAGAACAGTTCCTTTGTTTCTATCTACAAGTCCAGAACTGCAGTATGCGATAGAATCTTTAGCAATCTTTACTTGCCCTTTTTTAGATGCTGAACTAGATACTAACCCAATTGGATAATTTGGTGTTGGTGTATAAAGAAAATATTCTTCAATCTCAAGTTCACCTGGAAGTTCATCTTGCTGCTTTATGGATCTTGGAGCAGCAATAAATGGATTATTTTTTCCATTTTGCTGCTTTTTCTCCTTACGGATAAACTTCATCTTCATAGGATCAATATATCTTAGATCCTGAATTCCTGCTGATGGATTTTTAACGTCAATAACTTTGAGATAGTATACTCTACCATCAACATACCAGTTTCTAAAGATTTCGTGTGCCTTCCTATCGAAATCTAAAATTTCTTTTATATATTTGAATTCTTCTCTAATAATTTTTTTTAATTTATCGCTAGCGTTAAGATTAGATAATTCAATCTCCACTGGTGAATCATAAAGATCACTTACAATTGCTTCATTAACGACATCTTCAATGGCTCCATCACACTCTGGGTGAAGAGCCATTTCACGATATCTTTTTATTAAATCATGTTCGGTGCGATAGACACCTTCAATATCTACATAATGACCATAAAAACCACTCGAAATATAATTATCAACCCCGTCCTCATTAGTTTGAGGAACGGGGGATATTACAGAAGGTGATTTATTCTGACCATCATCAATAGAAAAACCAAAAAGTTTTGCCATCGTATAAACTTATCTGCTTGTTATTGACTATTTAGTTGATATCTTCACCGCCAGCATTTGCACCACTACCTCTTACTGCTTCCCACCAGAGAACCTGAAGTTCAACAGTAAATTCTTGAATACCTTGTGCATCATATGAAAGTGCGATTGGAGCAACCTGAGTTGGGAAAATATCATAGAAATGATACTTTCTCAGGGTGTCTCCATTACGATCGAGTTGGTAAACATAAGCATCTGCTTGATACTCTGCTGGGTTGGTAAGACCAGTGTTATCAGATACTCTATTAATTGTATTCATCCACTTCTCAAAAGCAGAACGAATAGCAAAGTCAGTATCGTTGATAACTGTGATTGACCAAGTATCAAAGGTACGGTCTCCAGCGATCTTAAGAGTTCTTCCTCTAAAAGGAACTTCAATTGGAGCAACGTTTGATGCAGGCAGGTTTGCTGCCTTTACCAAAAATCTTGCCTTTTGAAGAATATCGTTAGCATCTTGGATGCCTGCTGCAGTTGGGAATGAAAGCTCAACCTCAAAGAGGTTTGAGCGAGCACCGCCACCAGCAAGTTTACTCTTGAAATCGGTAATCTTTCTTAGTGGGGGTGGATTAAGTTGATTTCTAGTTGCCATTTTTAGATACCTCTAAGTTTGATTAATAATTAAACGTTACCGATTACTTCTTCAAAAGAAACACCAGTTCTGGTAGCGACAAAGGTCAGACCAATAAAGTTGATTGATCTGTTTGGTTTTACAAAAATGTCAGCAACAAATTCGTTATTGTCGATAATTGCTGCAGTGTTATTTGTTTCATCACAAATAACTACGTAATCAAAGATTCCTCTCTTCGATTGAACATCACGGAGGAATGGTTCGATGATGTTTACAAAGTTTGTTCTTGTAATTTCATCATTGAATTCAAACAGTTGATCTTTAGCAGCTGCTGAAACTGCTTTTTCAAGATAGATGAAGAGACGGCGAACATTGATTCTATCGAATGCAGAAGACTTGGCAAAACCAGTCTTATCTCCGAAGAGAACGATTCCATCTCCAGGCGAGAAGATAACAGGATTAACTCTATTAGAATAGAGTTTGTCTCTTTGTGTCTTACTTGGATTATATGCAAGTTTTACTGCATTGAGAATAGCACCTCTTGCTGTTCCTGCAGGTGAGAACCATGGGAAGTTATTAAGATCATTTCTAGCACATGTTCCAGCAACGTCTCCATTCAGAGGTACATATCTGAATGTATTGCTGAATCTATCATACATGTACTTATAACCACTATCAAATACAGCATATGTCGATGATGTAATTGGTGCATAGAAACTAATCAGATTATCTGTAATGTCTGCATCAGAATTAACTGTTACAGAACCAACAGAAGTATCATTCAGGAACGCCAGTCTATATGGTGAGATGAACGCTAAAGCGTCTTGTCTCAGTTCAGCAACTGAGATCAACTTATTCGCCAGTGCCTGTGCAGTTTCTTTACTGTAATTTGCAGATCCCATCAACAAGAAGTCAATATCATAATTATCAGTATTTTCGAAAAGATCATAACCACTTGCAAGTTTTCCGAGTGTTGAGGTCAGAGCGCCTGATGAGGAAATATCTGTTCCTCCATCGTAGTTCTTACCACCACCAAGAGTAAGTGTTGTTGATCCAGCGGCAGAGAACGTGATCCCCTGAGTGTCTTGATCCCAACCAACATCAGACTCAAGAGTAAAGTCTGAACTAAATCCAGTTGTTGTAATACCAGCAGGTGCTCCACCAGCGAAGATATACTCCGAATTGGTGGAAATATACTTTCTCCAATAAGAAGTGCTTCCTACAGAGTACTCAGAATCTTTTGCTTTGGAAAGTGCAAGGTGCTTTTCAAGGATTGTTCCAGCATTACCTGTGATGGTTCCAGCGTCGTCAATAACAACAACATGAACTTCATCAAATCTTGAATCTCTAGAAGAGGCATACTGTGAGGTTCCAGGTCTATCTGAAAGGGTATTCCAGTAAATGGTAGAACCAGTCAGAGAAATGGTTTGTTGATCAAACCAGTCCTGTTGTGATGTGTATGAGGTGCTTCCTACAGCGGTTGTTTGACCAGTTGTATGAATGGCGACACTTCCCGATGAAGAGAATGCATAGACACCTGATGGTTGATAATCAACTTCAGTTATAGTTCCAGCAGCAGAGACGTGTGCAAGAACTTTAACTGAAACATTAGTTCCACTGATATCTGTGATGATTCCCTTGAGGTAACCATCAAGAACAGTGGTTGATCCTGCTCCAGGTAAAGTTGCTGAAATTGCTTGTGTTACACCATAACCAACTTGAATAGTTGAAAGTGAGGCATTGGTGTTAACACCGACAAGAATTTGATCAGCCTTAGAATCAATAATTCCTACCTTGATTCCATTTGCCCATGAACCAGGATTTCTAGCAGCAATAGTTACGCCAGTAATTGTATTCTCATCATAACCGAGTTGGTTATAATGATCTAAACTTTTAATTTTAATGTCTGATGCTGAACCAGAAAATCCATTCTTTAGATCGTCGTCATCCGATCTAACAACTCTTAAATTTCCACCATAAGCAAGGTAAGATGATGCAACCATCCAGTGCTCATAGTGCTTATCAGTATTATATGGTTCTCCGAAGTTGTTAAGAAGGTCTGCTTCATTACCAACCAGTACAGGTGAGTCTACAGGACCCTTTGCGAACGGCGCAACAATAGCACCAACAGCCCCGCTAGTAGCATCAACTCTTCCTACGGTTAAGTCAACTTCTCTAACTACAATTCCAGGAGATGCTAAATTAAGTGGCATCTTTATTCTCCTACAAGTCCAGAATTAATCTGAAATTATTTATTAAAAAGTCTACTTTGAATGGGGAAACTGTGCGTGAACATCTACCAATCTGGATATTCCCATTCTGATCTTTTGGTATCTTTTTTTCGTGAACTGGAAATTCTACAAATAGTACATTGCTTACATTCATAAGAATATGCGGATGGTAATGCACCTCTACCCTTTCTAGTAAGATAAAAATCTTCTATTAAATTTTTTGTATTTCCACAAATTCGGCATTCTCGTTCAAAAAATAAAATGTGCTCAAGATTTATTTGATTGTTTAAATCCATCAATAATATTCCCACATGTATGCTCTATCTCCATATTCATCAAGATGCCATCTATCCCCAGAATTATCTACAAAAGTAGTTTCGTCCAATCCATCTAGAACAAATCCAAACGGAGCCATATCTTGTTCAATCTGATTTTTCTGTTCTTCATAAATTCTTTTACGGACATCGTTATCCGTCATTTCTTTGAAATATTCTTGTGCTACTAACCAAGAGAAGATAACCAAACACATTGCTAAGTCATCATTACAACCTTCTTCAGCTTCAAAAGAATTGTGTTTTTGAGCAAAGGTTGTGAGTTCTGAGATGATCTCATAATCAACTGTAAGCAACTTATCATCTTCTAGCAAAGTCTTTAAGTTCGAACAACCCAACTTTTTAACAGCCTGAGTCATTCTGACTCCAAGTTGAGATTTTTTACCACTAAATCCAGTTCCAACAATTTGTCCTGCACGCCCTCTCATAGCACACATAAGAACATTATCATATTCTAAATCAAAATGTAAAATATTAGCTACTTGGTCACCAATATCATTAACTTCGATTAATAACCACGCACCATTATATCCTTTTGCTACCTCATGAATTATACTAGGAAATAGCATTGGTTTAATTTCATTATTTCTATATTTTGCTACAATTTTATAAGGAAAGTTGGTGATATCAAATACAACAAACGCAGAATAATCATTACCCAACCCACGAGCAACGTCAACGGTAATTAAATAATTATGTTCATCAATTGGATGCTCATAAACATCAAGACCTGCATTTTTTTGTATGGGATTATCATAAACAAGATTTCTAAGTTTTGCTGGATTTATTAATGTATTAATAGATCCTAAAAATTCACACTCAAACTCAACTTTAAATTGTGCTTCTGAGGTGTTGGAAATTGTCTGTTCTTTCCATGCCTCATCACGACCAGGAACTTCTGACCAATGAACATCAGTTGGCACATATTCATTTTTACCCCTCTCCGCATCATGCCACATGCGGTAGAAGTGATTCATACCACGTGGGGTTGAAACAATAATTACCTTTGTGCTCTGTCCAGAAGAAATAGTAGGATAAACAGAGGCAAAGAAGTCATCAGCAATGTGATTCGGGATGAACGCGAACTCGTCAAGAAAGATGACATTATAGGATCCGCCTCGGA